GGGTAATAGTCCATTTTCTCTAGCTCCAGGTACGAAAAAATTAAACCCATTCTTAATATAACAGTTGCCTTTTGTCACGAGAGCGTTTATAATATGAGTATAAATTAGAGGAAAACAAATGCAAAAGTTAAGCACATTTATTGCTGAGCAAAAAAATACTCATATGGAGCACCTAGAAGATATGATCTTCAATGATGGTGTTGACGGTGCTCGTTTAGCTATTAACAGCTTGCAGAATCTTCGTGATATGTTGGCAGGACGTAGTAAGAGTAAAGTGAATGTGACAGTTAAGTGGGACGGTGCTCCTGCTATCTTTGCAGGTGTTGATCCTGCAGATGGAAAATTCTTTGTGGCTAAGAAAGGTATCTTTAATGTCAATCCGCAATTATTTAAGACTCAAGCTGATATCGATGCGGGTCTATCTGGTGAGCTTAAGACTAAGTTTAGCATCGCGCTTAGAGAGTTTGCAAAGCTCGGTATCCGAAAAGGTGTATACCAAGGCGACCTTATGTTCACCAAAGGAGATGTTAAAGTCGCTACCGTCGCTGGTGAAAAATATTATACGTTCCAACCTAATACTATTGTATATGCTGTTCCTGTTAACTCTAACTTGGGCGCTCAGATTAAGCGTGCGTCCATCGGAGTTGTCTGGCACACAACATATGAAGGACGAGAAATTAGCAAAATGAAAGCTTCGTTTGGCAAACCTATTGTCAAGAAGTTTCGTAAGTCTAATTCAGTCTGGATGGATGATGCTACGTATCGAGATGTATCAGGTAATGCAACTTTTACTGCTAAAGAGACAGAAGAAGTAACTGCATTACTATCTCAAGCTGGTAAGCAATTCAATAAGATTAGTGGTGATGTATTGCGTACAATTCGTGATGATGATGAGTTAAAGCAAAAGATCAAAACTTATAACAACACGTTTGTACGTGCTGGTGAGCCTTTCCCTGATGTAGATTCTCATGTTAAAGGTTTGTATCAGTATATTATGGACTGGTATCAGAAAGAGATTGATAAAAAGAAAACTGATAAGTCTAAACAAGAATGGACAGCAAAACGTGATCGTGTTGCATCTCTAGTATTTGCAAACGTTAATCAGTTAAAGCAAATCTTTACGCTTATGAATCTTATTGTACAAGCTAAGCAATTGGTTATCAATAAGATGAATCGTGCTTCTTCTCTTGGTACATTCTTACGTACATCTAAAGGTTTTGAAACTACGGAGCAAGAAGGTTATGTTGCGATTGATCGAATTGGGCGCGCAGTAAAGATTGTTGATCGTCTAGAATTTTCACGAGCAAACTTCTCATCTGATGTTCTAAAAGGTTGGCAGAAGTAGGTCTTCTTATACCTAATACTCTTTTGGTGCTGTACCAATCTATATCAACGGTATCATTATTATTGCCACTTAATAAGGCATAATGATTAACGCCGTTGATTTCTTTTTGTTCTACGTAGAAACCTACATGCCCTTGCCATCCTGCTGTACCTCTTTCAAGTATTACAATATCACCCTGTTGAGGTTCATCTATTCTTTCACCATAAGATAAAAAGCTTCTAGCCATAAGAGGTACATCACTAACAGATTCTGAGCCTGTAATACCGCTATTATTAAGAGAGGCATTTACAAAAGCTGCACACCATTCGTATAATACAGGATCAACACCTATGAATGCTTTTAACTCTTTTCTGTTTGCTCGTTCTTGATAACCCATATACTGATGAGCAATACCTAGATATCCTTCTGGACTGTTAAGCTCTGGTATAGCAGTACCGCATGCAGATAAAGTAAAAGCTAGTGGTAAAATAAATCGCATTCTTTTTTCTTATAAATATAGTTGAAGTTAAGTCTAAGGAAAACCTTCGATGAAAAAAGCAGTTATCGCCTGGGGCCGTATGAACCCTGTGACATCAGGTCACGAAAAATTAGTTAACAAAGTGGTATCGGTAGCCAAACGCGAACGCGCTGAACCTCGAATCTATTTATCTCATACTCAAAGTGCCAAAAAAGATCCGTTGCAATACAAAGATAAAATTGCAATGGCAAAAAAAGCTTTTGGCTCAGTCATGAAGCAATCAGCTTCTCGCACTCTTATCCAATTAATGCAAGAACTCCAGAAAGCTGGCTTTACCGAAATAACTATGGTAGCCGGTTCTGATCGTGTGGGCGAATATAAAACATTATTAAACAAATATAATGGTAAAGACTATTCATTCGATAAAATTAAAGTAGTATCTGCAGGTCAAAGAGATGCAGATGCTGAAGGTGCAGCAGGCATGTCTGCAACTAAGCTTAGAAAAGCTGCTACAGATGGTAAATTTGATGATTATGTTGATGATAAGGGAAAAAAACAATCAGGTTTCAAATCAGGTCTTCCTAAAAAATTACAAGGCGCTGATGCAAAGAAATTATATAGACTCGTAAGGAAGGGCTTACTAGTGGAAGAAATTAATCGTGTAGATGAAGAAGAGCTAGAGTTATTTACAGATGATGAATTAGAAGAATTTGTAAATGAAGTAGATGATTGGGAATCTCTTGACGAAGAAATCTTACAAGAGAGAGCACCTCTTACACTTCAACAAAGAATTAAAAAAGCAAGAATAATGAAACGTCTTGCTCCAAAATTAAAACGTCAACGTGAGATTAAAAAGTTTAGAATGGCTCCAGCAGAGCGTCTAGTACAGCGCGCACGTAAATTAGCTCGTAATCTTCTACGTAAAAAGATGGCCGGTAAGAGAGGTGAGCAATACCAATCATTATCACCAAGTGCAAAAATTCAAGTAGACACATTAATTCAAAAGAAAGCTTCTTCTGTAGAGCGTATTGCTAAACGTATGCTTCCTATGGTACGTAAAAAAGAGATTGAACGTATTAGAAGCGCACGCTCAAGTAAAAGTGAATCGCTAGAGCGTTTAGAAACTCAATTTGAGGTATTGTCAGAAAAAGTAAAAACACCTCAAGATCCAGAAATTGCAGATCGTAAAGGTACTCAACCTAAACGTTATCATTCAGGTCTATCAAAATCAACTAAAGCAGCTAGAGATGCACACTTTAAAAAAGGTGCTAAGATGGATGATGACAATCCAGCTGCGTATAAACCAGCACCAGGTGATGCAACAGCTAAAACTAAACCATCTAAGTATACTAAGAGATATAAAGATTTATTTGGTGAGCAAGACGCTTTAGACCGTGCACAGGAAAGAATTAAAAGAGAAAAAGAAGCCAACAAACGTAGACATGATCGTCAGTTAGATAGAGCTCGTACACAAGATGCAAGAGCAGGTGTTCGTAAAGCATCTCAAGACAACAGAGGTGTGAGCTCATCTGTTTCAGAAGCATATGAGTTAACTGAAAAGTCTATGGACGCTCTTAAAAAGAAAGCAGCTAAGTCTGGTGTATCATATAGTACTTTGAAGAAGGTATATGATAGAGGTGTTGCCGCATGGCGTACTGGTCATAGACCTGGTACTACTCCTCAGCAATGGGGATATGCAAGAGTAAATGCTTTCATCACTAAGAAGAAGGCAGGTAATCTAAACCACGATAAAGATCTTGCTAATGAATATGTACCAGAAGAAAGACAAGGTAAGCAGTTAGTTCATCACGGAGAAACAACTAAAAACTTTGAGATATGTCCTTCTGCTTTAAAAGCATTTGACGATAATCAAAAAGCTGGTATGGGTGATAAAGAGGGCTTTCATGACGCTGTTGTAGCTGTAGATAAGTATCTTGGATTCGAAAAAGAGCTTACTAAAAAGGGTAGTGCATCAGCAGCAGATATGGCTCGTATGAAAGCAATGGTTAATATTGCTAAGCAAAAGATTTCTGATGCTGGATTACCCGGACATGATTATCACCAAGTACATTTAGATGCTGTAAAAGATCTAATGAAAGAGATGAATGAAGGAAAAGCACATTCAAGAGCACAACAAGCTGCTATTGCAATTGCAAAGAAAGAGCGTGGCGATTATAAAGAAAACTTTATGGATGGAAAAGGTCCTGGTAAGCCAGGAGATGCATCTCGTCACGGGTTAAAAGGTAAAACATTAACTCAACTTAAAAAGATTCGTTCATCTGAAACTGCTTCAAAAAGAAAAAAGCAATTAGCTCATTGGATGATTAATATGCATCATAACGAAGAGACTAGCTTAGATGAATCATTACAGATTGAAAAAGGTGCTGGTATAGGAACATTTTTAACAGCTGCTGATCTAGGTATGAGAATTAAAGCTGGTTATGCTCATCACCCATCTATAGAAGAAGAAGGTGGTGCTGGAGAAGAAGGCACGGATAAGCTAGCGAAAAAATATAAAAAGGATACTCCAGAGCAATGAAAAAATATAAAGAAGTAAAAGAACAGCTCATTGATGACTATTGCGAGTCATGTAATCTTTATGAAGACCTTGAATTGACAGAAGCTGAATATCAGGGTAAAAAAGTTACATTAAATGATCCAATCAGAACATCAGAGAATCCTAACAAGAAATTTAAAGTTTATACTATGGGTCCTAATGGCAAAGTGGTTGTGGTTCGTTTTGGTGATCCAAATTTATCAATCAAACGAGACGATCCAGCTCGACGCCGTTCCTTTAGAGCACGTCATAAGTGTGACAACCCTGGACCAAAATGGAAAGCCAGATACTGGTCTTGCTATCAATGGCGCGCCGGCGCAAAAGTAGATAACTAAGGAGAAGAAAATGTCGTTAGAAAGTACTATCCGCCGCGTGTTGACTAATAAACAAGCGCCTCAAGAAATTACAGAAGCAGTAAAGCCTGAAGATAAAGGTGAATATGATCAAGAAGGTGATATGGCTAAAACTCAACTTCGTGGTGTTATGAAAGATGCTGAGCATATGATTAAAATGTTTGGTGACGATGATAACTTACCTGAATGGGTTCAAGCTAAGATCATTAAAGCTGCGGATTATTTAAAATCAGCGCATGATTATATGATGAATAAAGATGAATCAGTTAATGAAGAATGGGTGTGTGGTAAATGCAATTGCGATCCATGTACTTGTGAAGGTGAGGGTTTAGAAGAAAAAACATCTGAGATGGATGAAAAATTTGCTAACCCGGCACAGCAAGCTGCTGTTATGGCCAAAATGAAAAAAGACGGTAAGTATAAAAAAGAAGCATATAATGAGCCTCAAGGTCAAGCTAAAAGAATGATGTCACCATTACATAAAGCTCGTATGGATAAAGAGAAAGCTGACCGTGATAGAGATGGAAAGCTTAAACCAGGTATTGTTAAAGTTAGAAAAGAAGAAGCAGAGTTAGAAGAAGCTAAAAAAGTAAGCAGTATGCAAATTCATAAAGTACTCGCTCCTACTAAAAACTCTCGCGAGGGTATTGCTGCTCTTAAAAAAGCATTCCGTGTTAATGATATGGAAGCTAAGAAGATGCTTGATCGTGTAATGAATGAAGAAACTATTGATGAGATTTCTCGCAGCATGACTC